CATCTTTCAAACATATATTCTGCAAAGGCAAAAGGCAATTCTCGACCACAATTAGTTTCAAGCCTATAAATATTATGATTGCAGAAGTAAAAATCCTTTATAAAGAATTCTTTTCCGCAATATGGAATCATGCTTTTGATGAAATGAATATATCCGAAAATCAATGCGTTACCACAATACTGTGGAGACGGAGTTTCAAACTCGCACCGCATATCCTTAAGAGATCTTATTCGCACTTTGTCGCCTATCTGATACATTAAAAATCACCTCTTTTCAATAGGTCATTTACGATGTTCTTAAAGAGTTTGCGTAATTTCGGGTTATTTTCTATAACCTCATGTTTTGAGGTTACATTTGCCCTCTTCATGCGATTACTCCATACGATGCCATATCTTGCAGACATTTCACCATAAATACGCCGCAATGTGGCATTATACCCCAGAGAGTTGTCGCCACGCCTTTGCGCAAGAGGAGCTGCCACCATTGAACAAGTAACATCGATTAGTTCTACCGGTGTAAGATCTAATTTTCTTACATTCATATTATCCATAATGTGGTATGTAAATGTTGTTCTTTCAACAATTCTGGATTTTAAAAAGTCAAGAAAATCTTTGCCATCACAATGTCTTGTTTCGTATTTGCGACTAAAGCCCCATACACGGCAAAACTCATTAATAGTTTCATTGATAAGTTGTTCTGTTTTTCTACGTGCTGTCGTTTCTTTCCCAAATGTTTTTATTAAAAAATGGTTATATACATTAGTAAGCAAAACGCTTTTCCATTCATCCTCGCCGAGCACTCTTCCAAGAATTTGTTCGTCGCGTGTAGCCCTTTCAATCTTTTTTATGTAAATCTATCCCTTCTTTTTTTATTATGTAGTTATATGAGACTACATATCAGTAATACTATTGGTTGCATTATTTGGTGACTCGTGCAGGAATTGCACCTACGATTCCATCCTGAGAAGATAGCGTCTTAACTACTTGACCAACGAGCCATAAGCCCATAAGGGCTTTTTAATACTATGGGATTATTGGAGGTGAAGAACCATAGTATGTATCAGGAATTACCCTCGCACTGTGGTTGGAGTGGCTGGACTCGAACCAGCGGAATGACGGAGTCAAAGTCCGTTGCCTTACCTCTTGGCCACACTCCAATATAGCCCGTAAAAGCGGGCGTTTTTTATAACTTTTTACCATCGAGGGTTTCGAGCATATATTCCGTCCAAGTCCAACACTGGGCTTCATTCAACATATATTTACCTGTATCTCCAACCCCTCTACCCCCAATCTCAGTTATATTGTGAATTTCTCCGCAATATCTATACATCGAGAGGCTAAAGCTTACATCTGAAATTTCGGGTAGCAAACGCTCATCTTCTTGACAATTGTAACTATATTCGCAAAGCAGGTCTTTTTTACGCCTTATTCTGACTTCATCACCGACCTTTAACATTATGAACACCTCCTACAATTTTGTACGGAATCTGAGTCACCCCCAGCTTTTTGGCGGCAATGTATCTGGTATAGCCGTCTTTTAGAATTTTGTTACCCTTAGCATCAAGCTTTATAGTTATAGGATTATCAAAAATTCCATAATGATTATAGAAACAGACAACTCTGTCTATCTTTTCTTTTTTAGGCGGATGATTCATAAAGTCTCTCGGTATGTATACTTTATCTACATCTATAAGCTTTTTGAAGTTACTCATAAAAGCGGGGCGACTAATGTTTACAACTATCGCATTTATAGTTGTTAAACCGTCACGCTTGGCAATTTCATAATCTCTTCTGCCTGTAATCAAAGAATATGTATCATGAGAATTTCGCCGTACAATTACAACAAGTTTTTCTTTTGTACCGAGTTTTTCAGTGTCGATGGACTTCTTGTGTACACTATCTGTAAGCATGATGTTTCTAATTGGTATAGAAATCGCCTGTGCCACCATTCTTGACCTGAAATTTTTTATATTGTTAAAACAGTACGCCATAATTATTACCTCCTATTTTTTTATAATGGCTGGTGTGTCATTCGGGACTTGAACCCGAGACCTTTCGATTAAAAGTCGAATGCTCTGCCAACTGAGCTAATGACACATAGACCGCCATGGCGGTCAGCATTGTAACCCATGGTTACACAGATTACAATTTGATTACAAAGTGGTGACATAATTCAATCGACCGTGTTACTTAAATGTAACTCGCAAGCTTTTTAGCTTGCATTTGAATAAAAAAATAACGACGAGTCAACCGAAGTCAACCCGCCGTCAAATATATAAAAATGGACACTTTTCAGCCTTGTGGATAACCTACGGTCAAGTTATGACGCACCTTAACCAAACTCAAGGGTTTTGTAAAATCTTAATTGTTGTGCTTTAAGATTTAAGCTTTAGACGATTATAAGCTTTGAACTTTCGTAATTAAATTTTCAGCTTTATGCCTTAAGCTTTATCTTATTACTCGTACAGGAATTGAACCTGTAATGCAACCAGTCGAGCAACAAAACATTCCCACAAAAAAGGAATATCATATATCTTCGTATAGACTACGATAGCTATTACTTATATTTGAGGCCAGATTTTTATTATTTTACTTTGTGAATATAGCCTAAAACACAAAGGTCATAAAATTAAAGGTTTTCAAAAAGCACCCATTTTTTGCTTAGTACGAAATTTCGATTTCGGTTATAGCGTTCGATACGCTGATAGCCGAGTCAAAATCAATCTTAAACTTGTCTATACGATCGACAAGGTCGGAAATGATTTCGGCAGTGTCAAAACCCTCGATAATTTCAAAAGTGTTCGCCTTTATGAAATTGGCTTTCGCCTCCTCTATTTCCTTTGTAACAGCTTTACCGTCTTTTGAACCAAACATTCCAAGTACATACTCATCGGCACGCCCCTGTAATGTTTCGCCGTTCTCATAATTACATCTGTCCTGTGCAGCTTTAAGCTGTTTAGACATATGCTTCAAAAGATCTTCCTCAAATTCAATGCCATGATTCTTATACTCTATAGCCTCGGCAATAGTCAGTTTCATACCCTGTATTGTGACTTCGGTCTCGGCATTTGAAAGCGTAACGGCACGCTTAATTGCCTTACGCCTTTTTATAAGGTCGGCTATTTTGTCATAGCTCGCCTTGAAGCCATTCTTAGCTTCTTCAATAGAAACGCCATTTATCTTTGTGTTGCTATGTTTGTTCTCAACCACAAATTTTGCGTCTTTGATAAGGGCGGGTATCCTCTTGTCGAGAATCTTAAGTTCGCAAAGTGCCTGATGAATCGTCATTTTTTCGTTAGTCATTTCAAAAACTCCTTTGAATTTTAAAATTTACAGACTTGATTATGCCTGCATTGATGGTGGCTCACACAGGATTTGCACCTATACTCTTACTGGGGATAAGAGTCTATTTGAGCCATAGCGATGCAAAGCATCGCACCTCAGAAAAAGAAGGGAATGCCCAAAATGGGCTGGTGACTCACGCAGGATTTGAACCATGCAATTCCGCCCTGAGAAGGCGGCGTCTTAACCGTTTGACCAGTGAGCCATAAGGCGGAGAACTCCGCCTATATTACTTTTCTTTAAAGGTTGGAGAGCAACTTTCAAAGAATTCTTTTACGTTGACATTGTATTTCTCAAGAATCGCAACGATGACTTTTTGTACCTTATCCCATTCGTCATCTTTGATATACTGAATATATGGTGTCTTGCGATCGCCACGCTTTTTGAGGTCTATCCCATAGCGATAACTAAGCTGCTTATATAGCATACTGAAAGCCACGCCGAAACTGATGTGCAAAGTCGAAGCAAACTTGCGCATAACTCTGTTGAACATTTTGCGGTCTGAAATATGTAAGACCTCAGCTGTTAAAAGCTTATTTGACGTTTCAATTCTGTCGATATGGCGCCGCTGAAACGCCGTGTAAGCTTGGGCGGCTGTCGCAAATTCCATGATATCACCCGTGGCAAAAGCCTTGCCGATTGCCGCTTGGAGCTTTTCTTCGTCGTCGATATCTTGCGTAAGAAGTTCGGGCTTTTCCTCTGCGGTGTGTTCGACAATGTTTAGGAGCTGTGTTCTGACCTCTTGGGCTATCTTGCTGTCACGAAGAAGCATGCCTATTCTGAGGATGGCACGCTTTGAGAAACACTTGATACCTCGGTTTGGAATTTCAAGACGGGTATTATCATCGATTTGGATAACTAAATTAGTTCGGTTTTGAACTAACGGAACATTTTGTTCCGTTAGTAAATCTTTAAATACTTTTGGCGTTTTGTTTGCAACACCATCACCCTCAATCTCAGTGCGGTTTCGCTGACAACAACGCTTTATAGTATCAATATCAACCTCATAATAATCCGCCACCTGCCTAATAGTCATGCAGTTCATCTCAGGTATCAAAAGCAGCTTCTTAACCTTATCAAGAACCTCGGTTCTGGCAATAAGCTCGTTCCTGAGATCATGGTTGTCTACCATACTTTCGCTCGTGATGATTTTACTTTCTGGCATAATTTCACCTCCTCTCATAGAACTAATTGGACATCTTGTCTAGTTAGTAACCCAAATTCTTAAGGGGACAAGTTGTCCCTTTAAGAATCTTGTTATCTTTAACGGTACGAGTTGTACCGTTAAAAGCACTTAGATTTGCTATAGCGCCATTTGAACTAAGGGGACATTTTGTCCCTTTAGTAAATTTAAAAGATATTAGGTTTGCCATACTTAACTTTTAAGGCTTATAATAACCGCAATCACCGTTATAATCAGATTAAGCAGTGCGCCGATCCACAGTGGTGATACCACCCAAAGCCAACTCCAGCATATAACCTTAGTCAGTTTCAGTATAATGAACACAATGGTAAGTAGCCCACAAAAACCAATTCCGCCGCTCTTCATAATTATTTTCCCTCCCTTACAATATGAAATTTATCTACACCGTAAATAACGCCAAGTGAGCGTCCATTGTCAAAATTGCAATGGATTGTACCTGTGTCATCGACATGATCGACCGTTCCGAGCGTATTCGGCTCAACTGGGGTATGGGCATCAACCATTTTCTCAAGGCATATTCTTGTACCCTCGGGGAAAACTCTTTTGAGCCACGCTATTCTTTTGTCATTGTATAAACTCACATTTACCTCCCACCTTATCGTCTTCTTTATTGTCACGAACGATTACGCATTTGTTAGTAAGACCTATATCTGTTACTTCTAAATTCGGATTTAGAAGTATTATGTATTCAAGATTATTGCATCCTACAAATGCACTGCGACCAATTACCTCACAAGTTTTCGGTATTATAATGCATCTTAGTTTTTTGCAGTCCATAAATGCGTATGCCTCAATTTGCTGAAGCCCTACAGGTAAATTTATATACTCAAAAGAGTCACAAACAGCAAAAGCACCCTTGCCTATTCTATGTAAAGTATTCGGCAAAATAACCTTTTTAAGAGCTTCACAACCGAAAAAAGCCTCCTCTTCAATGACTTCTACGCCCTCTGGAATATTAATTTCCTCAAGGGTTTTAAAAAGCTTGAAGAGCCTATGACCAACAATTCTAACACCTTTAGGAATTGCGATGTCTATTTTGTCAAACCGCTCAGGCAACATATTAATCACCCGCCAATCTTCTTTTCAAGCTCGAACTCGACTACACCATCCTCAGTGTCGATAATAACAGGACGGATTGGCAGTATCTTCTTCGTCAGAAGAAAAGCACACGCCAGCGGTGCCGCAATAATAGCACAGCTCGGCTCAATATAAGCCATAATTGCCATAATGAGCCCTATTGATTTCTGCATAACCCACAGAATCTTCATTGCCTTGCGCTCGGCACGATGGCTGCGATAGGCATTGATACGACTTCTCAGCTCATTCTCCTCTTCTTCACGCTTTTCACAGCGCTTTATTGACCTGAGCATTTTTGTCAGGTCGTATGTTATATGTACTTCGTTGTATCCATGAATAGTATTCATGATACCACCTCCAAATTTAATAATAATGATTTTCTGATTACGCCTGAAAATCACCATAAAATCTGGCGTTGGTGCGACTTATGGGGCTTGAACCCATGACCTCCGCATTAAAAGTGCGTTGCTCTACCAACTGAGCTAAAGTCGCAAGCGCAGGCATCACACTACATTCCCATATGGTGGGATAAGCACTGTACCTGCTATGCCAATTTTCTTTTGTGTAGCATTGGCAAACTACACAATGGTGCCGCTGACGAGACTTGAACTCGCAAGGATTTTACTCCGAGGGATTTTCGTACTACTATAGTTTTCACTACCTATAATTACGAATTAATTACAGTTTGATAGTCTGGAATCAATCTTCATCTGTTCTAGATGGCGGATGTATATTCTCTACGCACATAACAATATGTCATTTGGCACGGTATTACCATTGGGTTAGGTTTCACCGT